AGTAACTTAAATTTAATCTATAAAACCTTGAGTAAACTACAAAATATAAATGGGTATGATTTACTATTAACAGTAGACAATAGTAATAGTAAATTACTTATAATAGGGGAACACATGAAAATAGATATTTCAGATACACTATTATATGAGTGTAGGAACCTTGGATTTACTCTTAGTCAGGTTAATCTAGCTAGATTCAAATCATTACTTATAGTATGTTATAACAAATATATAAATAAGATTCCATTAAATTACTCTGAAACAACCTTACTGCAATACTATAGTCAACAATGTACAGATCCTAAAAGTTTTCTAGCAATTTTAAATTCCTATAATATACAGCTTAATAATACTACTGGTGGTGTTATATCTATTAAGGAAGGTATCCTTTATCTTATAGAATTAATTATTAACAGTTATAAAAAAATTAAGGAAATGTTACTTAGCTTCTTTAGTAGTAATACAACTACACCTGAAAGCCAGTCAGAGATAAAACCCTCTACTAATGAAAAACATCCTAGCAGCAATATATTTAACAGATTCTTACCTAACAAATCGAATGATTTAACAGATGAATTTAAAAATTTGAAAAATAAGCCAGTCAAAACTTACAAGTTAACTAGAACTATGATCAATAGAGCTTTAGACTCATTAGGTAATGTGATTACCGATTCTCTAGGGAATAAAATATTGAACTATAAAATGGACACTTTTCCATATTTGTCAACAAATATCACCATTACATTTAATATTAATTCTATATTGCTAAATACTAAAATGGGTAATATTACATTAATAAGAGTGAGGGAAAACTTGGATGTATATGTAGTTGTTGGTGATGGGATAATAACTAAATACTTAATATCAAAATTAGATGCAATTGTGGATATTAATCCCAATATTGGTGGAAGTAGTGTTAAAAACATATTATACACTTTGCTACTGAGATTGATTACTGCAGTAATAACTAAATTGCTTAGCATTTATTACTCCATTAAATACAGTGATAAATTAGAATGGGAATATCAAATAGTATTTCCTTCTGATAAAGTAATACGAACAAAATTACTTAAATTTGTTAGACAATGTAGAAGAACTGATAATACTTTTGGGAAGAAATACGTAATAATGACAGGAAAAGAAATAACGGTACTAATGTTACTAGATGATGAAATTGCTAATGTTCAACTGTTTTATAATAAACCAAGTTCTGAATTACACTATTTCACCACCAGATTTAACACTTACTTCAATGCCAAAACTCATTTTAACCAGGAAATAACAAATGATACTGGTGGGAAAGTAGAACTTATTTATAATAGGTGGTTTGAAAAGAATTTAGGAAATAACATTCAACCTATCAAAGAATCATTTAAAACAAAGATAGAAGCTATGATTAATGCTAGTAACTTTAGTACAGAAGGAGATTTAATTGATATCTGGAAAGAAGAAAAGAAAAATACAATGATTCTCAATGAGAACTATGATGAACCTGCCATTATAAAAAATGACAAAAAACTGTTTGTGTTTTTACCCTCCGGTTCAGGTAAATCATATCTTATTAATAAACTCAATTCAACAGATATATTAGATATAGATACTGGAATAAACCTGTTACATGATTTAGGAATTAAAAATACAAAGACACCTGATATCTTTAATGTGTTTGTTACTAAAGAATTTAAGCAACATTCAGCACAAATAGACTCTAAGAAAGAAAGAATCATTTTCCATATTAATCATGCTCTCTTGCCTGATGATTATATTGAAAGACATCCAAATTATGACTTTGTTTACATCTTAAGTAATGAAGAGTATTACCATAATGGAAATTCAATGATGAGTTTAAAATATAATAAAGAGAAAGCCAGTGAAGTGGCCAATTGTAAAAATGTAACTGTTATCAATTTGGATGTTAAAAAGAAATTAAAACCATCCAGTAAGGATAGAAATATTGAGATTTTAAAGATTATACAAGAGAAAACTGAAAATATAATTAAAAATTGGATGTCTAATAATTATGATTCTGTTGATTTACTAAATCTTAAAAGTAAGCAAAAAATACTAGAAAACCCTAAAATAGCAGAAATTGATTTCTACCAAGATCAAGATCTCAATATGAGCTTAAATTATTACTTAGATTTTAACTATAAATTTAACTATAGTAATATAAGATATGAGAAAAAATTTTTTGGTTACTCTAACTATTATCCAACAATGACTAGACCGGCTTATTATGGCCCATATGATACATATGAAAGAGCAGTATTTGAGAAATTGTTAATGATTAAACCATTAAGACGATATAAAATGAAGATTGATAGACAAATGGAGTATTTTAAAATTTATTTTAAGGATGACTATCAAAAGATTTTAGAGAGCTATGAAAATGAAAGTATTGCTGTTAGACTTAAAGAAATCTTACTCTGGCTAATTGGTAAAAAACAATTTAAATATGAAA